ACAGTAGATAGAGCAGGTGGCCGGACATATAAGTTCACATCTCCTGGACGCAAGGGGGTAGCAGACAGAATCGTATGCTTGGACGGCCAGACATGGTTTATAGAGCTAAAGACCAAAGGCGGTAGGTTGTCAGAACTACAAAAAATATTTGCTGCCGAGATGAAGCGACTTAATCAGAAGTATGCGTGCTTATGGACGAAAGAGGGAATAGACGAATGGGCAAAATTTTAATAGCTTGCGAGTACAGCGGTACGGTCAGGGATGCGTTCGCTAAGCTAGGCCATGATGCGTGGTCATGCGACATACTGCCTACTGACGTTGAGGGCCAGCACTATCAATGCGACATAGCAGACGTTATAGATAAGGGATGGGACTTGATGATAGCCCACCCACCTTGTACCCATCTAGCTGTTAGTGGAGCTGCACACTTTGCAGCCAAGAAAGCAGACGGTAGGCAGGACGCTGCGCTAGCTCTCGTAAGTATGCTACTAGACGCACAAATCCCGCACATCGCGCTAGAAAATCCTATCAGCATCATCTCTACCCGTATCCGCAAGCCTGACCAGATCATTCAGCCGTGGATGTTTGGCCACATGGAGCAGAAGTCTACCTGCCTTTGGCTGAAAGGCTTGCCAAAGCTAGTACCAACCAACAATGTAAAAGAGGAAATGCTGAAGCTACCCCGCAACCAGAGGGAACGGCTGCACTATCTGCCCCCTAGCCCTGACCGGTGGAAGTTACGCAGCAAGACATTCCAAGGTATAGCTGACGCTATGGCCGCACAATGGGGCGCTCTATGAATCTTAGACCGTACCAAGTAGAGGCCGCTGATTTTCTGCTAGCCCATGACCGTGCTATGGTACTAGCAGCAGTAGGGGCAGGCAAGACTGCGCTAACCCTACACGCTATGGAGAAGCGCGGTGGCCGGTATCTGGTCATAGCGCCTAAACGTGTGTGCGAGGAAGTCTGGCCGATAGAAGCGCCTAAGTGGTCTACTCTGAAGCTAACCGTAGCAGTAGGCACACCCAGAATACGGCAGACTGCGTTTGACTCTAAGGCTGACGTAGTGGTAATGAACTACGATAGCCTGAAGTCTATACCCCATCTAAACTTTGACGGCATTGTGTTCGATGAGCTAACGAGGCTGAAGAACCCATCAGGTAAACGCTTCAAGGCGTTGTTCAGCGAGATAGACCACATACAGATCCGTTGGGGCTTGACAGGATCATTCACCAGTAACGGACTAGAGGATGTGTTTGGCCAGTGCAAGATCGTGGACAAGTCGCTACTCGGACGGTCTAAGGGTGCGTTTCTACAGAAATACTTTGTACTTATCAATAAGGATTACGGCGAATGGGCTGCACGCAAGGGAGCGCTAGAGAATGTTATGGCGGTCATCAAGCCTGCTACGTTCCTACTGGAGTCCAAGCTATACAAGGACAAGCTACCGCCTCTGCACGTTGTCGAGATGCGCTGCGACATGGATCTCAAGGACTACAACAAAATGAAGAAGGACTTTGTTGTTGAGTTTCCTACAGCTACAGCCGTGGCAGCTAACGCCGGTGTAGTCACAGGCAAGCTACAGCAGATGGCCAGTGGGTTCATATATGATAATGACAGCGTAGCGTCACCAGTACCAGGTAAGTACACAGCTACACGAAGCACTATGTGGTTGTCAACACATAAATTTGATTTATTAGATAGCGTTTTGGAAGAAAATCAACACGCCAACACGATTATAGCGTATACATATAAAGGCGAACTGGCTGAACTACAGCGCCGGTATCCCAAAGCCCTCACGCTAGACTGCCCTGACGCGGTAGCTAGATGGAACAGAGGCGAAATAGAACTGCTTTTAGTCCACCCCAAGTCTGCGGGGCATGGATTGAATCTACAGTACGGTGGTAGCAAGATTATATTCTTGTCTCTGCCGTGGTCATTAGAGCTATACGAGCAGACTGTTGGACGCTTGCATAGGTCAGGTCAAGAACACGCAGTATGGTGCTACATTTTAATAACGAACAAAACGATTGACGAGCGTATATGGGGTGCGCTTGCGGATAAAAGAGCATTGTCTGACATTGCAACGGAGGAGTTAAGGTGAAAACGAAGTTAAAGGCGGCTAAAGCAGAAATGAGGATTAGGACTCGTGAGTACAACGCCTCGAAGAAAGCTCTGGTCAGAATATTTGATGTAGTTACAAAATTGGAGAACAAAATTGCTAACTTGGCGAAGTCTAAATGATAAGTTGTATGCGCTAACTGAGGCCGAGGTGCTGAAGCTGTTAGATGATGAGCGGGTGGGTTCTAAGCGGATCTCTATACTAGAGAGGTTGCACCAAAGGTATAGTGTACTGCGGGCTACTAGAGAACGGATAGATATACTGAAGGAGGCGAGACGAGCATGAGAGAATTTCTAATAGCAGTTATTTTAATGCTAGTGATGACAGATATATTTGCTTGCCCCAGCAAGGGTATAGAGAAGCTACCGACTCATCTGGTGCAGCCTTACTGCGACTGCTACCACAAGATAGTGTTAGAACCAAGGTGGATAATACCTGGGCGTGAGAGGGCTGAACTAGTGTGCGGGGGTCGGGTTTGGGATATTGCATATAAACAAAGGGGAAGTAAATGACGTACGAGTATAGCACTAAAGGCAAGTCCTTCTCAATACTGGACGCATTGGGCAAGGCAACAACGCAGGAGTTGGTGCTGTTGAGCATAGCGTGTAGCAAGGGGGCGTACACCAAGATGGGTTCGGACAAGGTGGCTGCATTTGATTTATTTAACGAAATTATGGAAAAACACCATGAATGAGATATATGACATTTATCGAAAGATAAGGGCTGATTGTACGACTCACTTGGAGGTACAGGATAAAATGATTAAGGACTACGGCTATACGTGGCAGGAGATTACAGAAGCTAAAGTGGCTATGGAGTCTAATGAACCTAACTATTGGCTAGATAAGTCTAGTATAGACATGGTTAACAGCCCACCACATTACCTGACCGGCGGTATAGAGACTATAGACTACATCAAGGCCAAGCTGACGGCTGAAGAATTTAAGGGCTACCTACGCGGCAACGTACTAAAGTATGCGTCGCGTAAAAAGGGCGGTGATGATATGGGTAAGGCAGCGTGGTACGCTGATAGGCTATCAAAATGTGGCTCTTAATCGCAGCCTACGCTTTCAGAGAAGAAATGGTGGGGTCGCTAATATGATGATAATAACTATCTTAATGTGTGCAATACTTGGTTACCAAGTAACTATGCCAGAGATTGCTAATGCCAAATATTCATTCGCAGTATATAAAGATAATATTGTGCGAATGAATACACAAAATGGTATCTTTGAACAATGTAATGAAAAATTTGTGTGCAAACCGACGGAACTAAAGGAGGCGAAATGATTAAGATAATAGCACTACTAATGATGGCATCAACAGTTCAGGCAGCAGAGTTATATGATCAGCAGACCGGTAAGTATCTAGGCCAACTAGGGGGCAACCCGTACGCGGTTGACTCCACTAGCAACCCTTTTGGTAGATATGGTAGTACACTAAGCCCAGACTCTATCAATAACCCACTTGGCAATTACGGATCAGTCAACAGCCAAAACTCTCCTAACAATCCGTACGCAATTAACCCGCCGGTGATTAGGAGATGACTGAAATATGCTTAGTTTGTGGATGGGACTTTGACGCTGGGACGGGGTTGACAGGTGATTTTGACGATAACGAAATATCCTTCTGCCCTGATTGTTTACATAATATGCTAGATATGATGGAGGAGCATGATGACTGACCAAGATAGAGCATGGCTAGACTACAACCTAAGAAAAGAGCTAGAGTCGCTAGAGGGTAAGCAAGGCAACTACTTTAAGATAGAGGATATTAAGGCAAAGCTAGAGGAGCTGAAATGCTTGACTACATAACAGCGCACCCTGGGTGCAGTAAAGAGATGATCGTAGCCGCCACTGGTTTGACAGTACACCAAGTAAACAATAGGTTAATCAAACTTAAAGGGGAGGTTCAGACAGTCATTACAGGCAAGGGTGGTGGCCGGACGGGTACGTATTACGCGAGTGGTAAAAGCCCTACCGGAGGCAGAATAGTTCATGCAGGTGATTTGTTGAGAAAGAAGTACGGCGTTCTATCTCCTGAGTTAAGGAAGATGGAACATTCTGGAGTTCGTAGTTATATGGAAGGAAATGGTTATGACTGAGTACAATGAAAAGAAACGCGCAGAGTCTATCGAGTATCTGCGTAGCCGTAACAAATATGTTATCGAGAGCGACTTTGTTCCTACGCCCGCAGTGGCTACAGACATAGCCAAGACCATAGAGATCTTTCTGTCAGACTTCAATAGGCGGTGTCACAAATGAGTCAGCCTACGTCTAACAAGGATCTGATGGATACGCTTAATGCGTACCATAAAACAGGTTCTCAGCTAGCCGCAGCTAAACTTTTAAACATGAGTCCTAGCACTCTTAGGTCTAGGCTCAGAGCAGCCGAAAAGATTGGGCTTAAATCCAAGATACCATTCGGTAATTCTGCTGAGCTAAACGCCTATCAGCAACTATCCGAAGCGCAAGCCAAGATACGAGCGTTGGAGACTTTAGCCAATATAGTAGAGCGAGATAAGCTAACTTGTGACTACGTTAAGGCTACAATTATCAAGTTAGCTAAGTCCAAGATAGACGTGCCTAAGTGGTTGTCTGCACCGCCTAAGAAAAAGGTGACTAGCGGAGTCCCAACTATCTTTGCGTCAGATTGGCATTGGGCAGAGGTGGTGGATTCAAAGCAGATTGGAGGCGTTAACTCTTACAATATCAAGATAGCCCAAGAACGCGCTAGAACCCTCATCGAAACTTCCGTAGACCTCCTCAAAAATCACTTCGCTAATCCTACTTATCCTGGCATTGTATTTGTGCTGGGTGGAGACATGGTGTCCGGTGATATACATGAGGAGCTGTCTGCGTCTAACGAGATGGAGATGATGCCGACGGTACTTGACATTTGGGCGGTGCTGTCGTGGTGTATTAATAGACTCGCGGACGAGTTCGGTAAAGTGTTCATTCCCTGCGTGACAGGTAATCATGGACGCAACACTTTTAAGATTCGGAACAAGGGTCGTAACCATACTTCCTTCGATTGGTTGATTTACCAGTTTCTAGCCAAACGGTTCGAAGGTGACGACAGAATACACTTTTTGATCTCAGACGGCTCAGATGCGTATTATTCCGTTTATGGTCATAAGTACTTGTTAACACACGGAGATCAGTTTAGAGGAGGTGACGGCGTGATTGGCGCTCTTGGCCCGATAATTAGAGGCGACCATAGGAAGCGTTCTAGGAACTCACAGATCGATCAGGAGTACGATACCATGCTACTGGGTCACTGGCATCAATTAATTCAGCTACAGAGGCTTATAGTGAACGGTTCTTTGAAGGGGTACGATGAATATGCGTATAATAACAACTTTCCGTTCGAACCACCGAGGCAGGCGCTATGGATTACTCATCCGTCGCACGGCATCACTTTTTCAGCCCCTGTTTACGTAGATAGGAAGGCAGAGGTAAAGAATACTAACTGGATCTCTTGGACATGAGAATAACTACAAAGAACTTAGTTGATATGTATATTATGCTGAAGGGTATGCACCCGTTTAATAAATGGCGGTTGCCACCGGTAAAAGAGGTTAAGTTTTCTGTGACGGATGATGCGGATAATCTAGGTACATACGTGCATGACGATGACCAGCATCACATAACAATTAGTCGGGCTAAGAATGGGCATCTGGAGACAGTAGTCAAAACTATGTCGCATGAGATGATACATATGCTGCGGGGTAAGACTCCTAAGTACGGGTTACACGACGCTTACTTTTTAGCTAAGTCGCGTGCTGTGGCGCTGGAGATGGGATTCGATCCGTTGGAGCTGTAAACAATCGGTACTCGGCTTGCCTACGCCTGATCAGTCCCTTGAGGATTCTGCCGCCTGCCATATTATACTTCAGTATAACTTTAGCGGCATCTGCGTCGCCTCGGTTAATCTTCTGCCTTAATGTAGATCTTTG